TTCCTGTTCTACGAAATCCAAATCTGCTCTATCAGCTGTGGAGTGTGCCTGACGCGCCTTAGCTTTGTCAAGGTCTGCTTCAGCCAGATTCTCTACAACCTCAGACTCCAGCTTCGCGATTTCCTTCTCAAGTTTCAGGATCTCTAACTCCTGCGTACGGACTGCAAGTGGATCAGGTTGAGGCTGATATTCTTCAATACGCTTGGCCAATTCAGGCATTTTACGTAACCGTGCAATCTCTGCCCGAATCATGCGTACCTCACCCGGGTCACTGTTTGGACCGGTAGTCTGGAGCATAAAGGCCAGCTCTTGTGCCTTAGCGTTGTCCGTCTCTGCCGTAGAGATATGTAACTTGATATCGAACCGTCCAGCGAGGTCATCCCGTTTAATAGTTACGAATTCGGCATCAGTAACACGGATTACTTCTTCTTCAGACAAGAAGACAGCGTTCATAGCAGAGATCTTACGAGCAATCTTGATCAGTCCATTACCAAGGCGCCTTAATATACCTATCTCACGCTTACTGGCTGCATCCAGGGCGCTACGGGCTGCGGTCGCGCTGCGACCTAGCCCTTCGCCCGACACACCTGTGTTAGCAAAGGCTCTTACACCCGTCATAGACTCAGCTTCGTTGTTCTGCAGCTGTAGGATCCACTGAGCAGACTGTGGAATCTCTGGGTATGTGTGCGTGAAGAATGCACTGACTGGATCCACGTGCGCATTGAACTGGTAATCACGACCAGAGTCGAACTTGCGCTGGTTAGTTACGTCCAGGGCATCTTTCCTAACACCTGTCTGGCCAGCAGCACTACGACCGAGAATATCCAGAATACCACGAGTAGCCGCCCCAACGATCTTCTGATTATCCTCCAGAAGCTCACCATCTGGCTCACCATAAACACTCTTCCTCTTCGGCAGGTACTGCACTGACACAAAGGGTAGTCCCTCGTCTGGGAA